TGACCGGGCCGACGAAGAAGGAACTGGAGATCATCCTCAAGGTCAAGAACGACGCGTCGAAGGAGATGAAGCGCGTCGGCGACGAAGCGCAGGCCGTCGGCGCGAAGGCGAAGAAGGGCGCGAAGGAGGCGACCGACTCGTTCATCTCCTGGGAAGGCGCGGCGAAGCGCGTCGGCGCGGCGATCAAGGGCCTACTGAACCCGCTCGCGCTGATCGGTGGCGCGCTCGGTGTCGGCGCGATCATCGGACTCGCGAAAGGCATGAGCGAAGCGGCCGACCAAGCCGAAGCCGTGCAGGGCAAGTTCGACCTCGTGTTCGGCGAGCGGGCCGTGAAGTACGGCGAGAACATCGACGCGCTCGCGAAGGACATCGGGCGCAGTCGCACCGAGCTGCGGTCGATGGCGGCCGACATGCAGATCGTCGCGACGGAGATGCTCGGCAGCGAGGAAGCCGCGCAGGCCGTCACGGACGCGTTCGTCCGGCTGTCGATCGACGTCGGCGAGCTGCGCAACGTGGCCGACGCGGACGTGATGGCGAAGTTCACGGCGGCCGTGCTCGGCTCGGGCCGTGCGCTGCGCGAGTTCGGTGTGTCGATCACGCCCGCGCAGATCGAAGCGAAGGCGCTCGCGCTCGGACTTGCGGCGACGACGGAAGAACTGACGGAGCAGGACAAGGCTGTCGCAAACATCAACCTCATCTTCGAGAAACTCGAATACGCGCAAGGCGAGGCGGCGCGGTCGTCGGACGAGTTCGGCTCGCGCATGAAGGACCTGCTCGGCATCGTGCAGAACGTGCGCGAGGAGTTCGGGCAGCGGCTGAATGACGCGATCGTCCAGGGGTTCGACGACGCGGGCGGGGTCGAGCGGGTGGCCGATCTCGTCAAGGTGTTCAACGGCGCGATCGCGGAGTTCGCGCGCGTCGGTGTCGCGACTGCGGCCGAGCTTGCGACGGCGGCGGCCGATGCGCTCGACGAGTTCGGCGGCGCGGATGGCGTGATCTCGTGGTTGCAGGATCGCGGCAACGCGCTCGTCGCGCAGATCCGCGTGTTCGGTGCTGAGCTGGCGGTCGTCGCGGTCGAGTTCGCGAACGGGGTCGAGCGGATGATCGAGAAGCTCCGGCCTGCGCTGGAGTTCCTTGGGCTTGTGCGGAGCGGCAACGGGCCAACGCGTGACGAGTTGCTCGCCGATCGTGCGGGGCTCGGCATGATGCTCGCGCGCAGCGAAGGCACGTCCCTGCCGCAGGACTCGTCCTACAACGTCGACCTGCGCAACCGGATTGCGGCGATCGACATGGAGCTGGCGCGCATGGAGCGGCTCGCGGCGTTCGACGCCGAGCGGGTGCGCGCCAGGGAGCAACTCGCGGCGGCGCAGGCGCGGCTGAACACCGTGGCCGGGACGCCGAACCCGTGGGCCGACGCGGACTTCTCCGGCCTTGGCCCTGCGCTCCGACGTGGCGGCGGTGGCGGCGCAACCGGCGCGTCGGTCGCGAACGCATCGCAGGCCATGGCGAACCTGCCGAGCGGCGCGGAGTTCGGGCCGTTCGCGCCTCAGTCGATCCAGGCCGTCACGCAGTGGACCGAAGCCGTCGGCGAAGCGACTAGCGCGGCGCAGCGGTTCGCGGATCGGCAAACGGGCCAAATGGCCGACGCGTTCCTCGGTGTGGCGACGGGTGCGACCAAGGCGAAGGACGCCGTGAAGCAGTTCTTCCAGTCGTTCATCGCGGACCTGCTCCGACTCCAAACGCAGAAGGCGTTTTCGACGCTGTTCGGCAGCCTGTTCGCGGGCGCGTTCGGCGCGGTCAACGCGGCACCGGCCGAACAGTTCGGGCCGTTCTTGCCGGGGCCGACGATCCCCGGAGGCTGGCACGGCGGACACGTCAAAGGCTACGCGCGCGGCGGCGAGATCGACTCGCGCGACACCGTGCCCGCGATGCTCGCGCCGGGCGAGTACGTCATGCAACGCAGCGCGGTCGAACGCTACGGCAAGGGCTTCATGTCGAGCGTGAACCAAGGCCGCGCGTCGATGAGCGGCACGCAGAACGTCTCCGTCGCGCTCACCGTGAACGCGCTCGACGGACGCGGCGCGGTGCAAGTGCTCTCGCAGGACATTGACGCCGTGGGCGACATGATCGTCGAAGCGATCGCGCGCAACCGCAACCTCAGCTCGACCATCCGGGGGCGCAACTGATGGCGCAAGTGTGGCCGAGGACGGACACGTTCGATCGGAACCCGACGCAGATCGGGACGTCGCTCACGCAATGGCGCGGGTGCCTGCCGAACTCGGCCGGGTGGGAGACGGGCGTACTCCACGACTTCGACGGCGACGGACAGCCCAGCTCGCACGCGCCGCTGGGTGGCTCGAATCCGACGGCGTACCTGTGGCGCGACATCTTGCCGGAGAGCGTGTCGGTGGAGTGCTGGACCTCTCAGCCTCAGGCCGCGCCGCTCGGTGTGCTCGGTGCGGTCGCGTTCAAGCGCATCGGCCTGCTCTCGCGCGTGTCGGGTGGCGTCACTGGCGGCACGGGCCAGATCGTGAACATCGGCAACGTCACGGGCTTCGGCATCGACTGCTACGTCAGCTTCCCGACCGCGACGACGCCGCGTCTTAACTTCGACCTGCTGCGCTGGAACTCGGGCACGGTGTCGGCGCTCGCGACGTTCGGGTTCCCGATCTTCGCGCCCGCGCAACCGACGGCGCTCATCGTTGACATCACGAAGCCGATCGGTCTGCGGCTCGACGTCATCAACACGACGCCGCCGTTCGTGCTGCTCTACGGGTGGCTGTCGACGATCACCGTCGGCGTCACGACATACACCGACTTCAACCTGTTCGCGTCGGGCGGCGTCCCGTTCGTCTTCTTCGACAGCACGTCCATTCCTGCGCTCGCCTCGGCTGGTCGTGGCGGGATGATTCTCGCGCAGGACACCGTTGACAGCACGTTCGGAATCCAGACCGCGCCGAAAGTCCAGTTCTGGCAGGCGCGCAACATCACGAGCGTCGACGGCACGACGTTCCTGCCGGTCTACGGCGCCGTTGACACGCGCGACGAGTTCAAGCGCCAGTCGCTCCCAAACGCCGTCAGCGCGACGAACGACTTCGCGAAGACCGGCCCGTCGGTTCAGTCCGGCTTCTTCGGTGACCTCCACGCTGCGGCATCGTCGAACGTCCTCATCTACCCCGACACGTCGCTCGCGTCGCTGGCGCAAGTCTCGGGCACGACGACGAGCGGCACGACGCTGCGCTTCCTGCTCAGTCAACGCCCGCCCGATGATCCGCGACGGCAAACCGCGCGGCTTCGGTTCGTCCTGAACGCGTCCGGCTCGGCCGGCACGACTCCCGAGATGGGCATGGGCGCGTGGGTTCACGCTCAGGGCACGACGGCGGCAAGCGCGAACTCGACGGCGTACGGGTACGCGGCGATGGTGATCTGCAAGCCGAGCCTGTCGCCTGGCATCCAGTGGCGGTTCGAGCTGTGGCGCATCCGCGCGGGCGCGATCGAGATCATCGCGAGCGGCACGGGCGGGTTCACGTCGGGCTCGACCTTCACGACCGTCGTCTACTCCGAGCTGGAGGTCGCGCCGGTCCCGGGCACGCCGACGCTCGACGGCCCGGTGCGGCTCCGTGTACGCGGCGGCACGTCGTTCGCGAACGTGACGCTGACCGTCGCGAGCTTCCCCGGCATCGCTGCGGACGGAGATTACATCATCGACTCGTCGTCGGATCGCATCACGAGCGGCGGCGAGGGGATCATGTTCGTCTCGCAGAACTACACGCACTCGGGCCGCATCCAGGAATGGAGCCAGGGCACGCTGATCGAAGTCGAGGAGGGCGTCAACGACCTGCCGAACGTGTCGCTCGACGGCGAACCGGCCGCGACCGAATCGCTCAACGACTACGCGAAGCTGATCCTGCCGCTCACGCAGATGCCCGAGTGGGAGACGCTCGCGCCGCGCACCGAATCGGGGCACACCTGGGCGCGCGTGACGGACTACAACGCGCGGCGCATGTGGGCCGGGTGCGAGACGTTCCCGATGACCCGCACCGACGCTGACGCGTTCCTCGCGTTCTGGCGCGCACACGCGACGCCCGGCCGCGCGTTCACCTACACGGACGAGATCAAGAGCGAGACGTACACCGTGCGAGCCGTCGCCGCGTCGCTCGAAGAGGATCGGCTGTTCAAGGACTCCATCGTGTACCGCTTCGACATGGAGGAGCTGCGCCAGTGACGCTCACAGGAACACAGCTCGCCGCCGTCGAGGCGATGCGCTCCGACACCCCGTTCGTGTGGTGTCTGGAGATCCCGATCCCCGACGAAGTGTCGCCGTCGGTGCTGCGCATCACGTCGCACTCGGAGTCTGTCGAGTGGTTGACAGACAGCGCGGGCGCGGCGTTGACGTGGGACCCGTATCCGCTGCGCATCGGCCAGCTCACGGAGAGCACGAAGGGAACGCAGGAAACGTGGAACGCCGCGATCGGCGCGCAGAACCGGCAAGTGCTTGCGCTCGTCGACGCGTACGAAGGGCTCGAAGATCAGATCGTTCGTGCGCGACTCGTCGACCTCGGGTCGCTCGCGGAAGGGCTCGGCATCATCGACCTGCGCGGCCGCATCCTGTCGTGCACGGCGACGCAGGACGCGCTGACATTCGAGCTGGGCCAGGTCGACATGCGCCGTGCGAAGCTGCCCACGCAACGCGTGAGCCCGCTGCGGTGCCGCTACAAGTACAAGGGCGCGCGGTGCGGCTACTCGGGCGGAATCGCGACGTGCGACAAGGGACTCACCACGCCGAACGGGTGCGAGGTTCACGCGAACGAGAACCGCTGGGGCGGGTTCCGAGGAGTGCCGCGCTCGTGATCAAGATTCTCGACGTGGTGGGCAAGCCGATGGACTGCTGCGCGGCCGTGTCGCTCGCGCTCGGGCGCATGGGCGTGCACGTCGCGCCGGATGCGTTCACGTCCGCGCCGCACCTGTGGCGCGAAGTCACGGGCGCGGTCGAAGCTGGCGACGTGATCGTGTCGCGGCCGGAAGGACGGCTCCACGTCGCGGCGGTGATCAACGCGCGGCCCGGTCACGGCGTCGCGTTCACGTCTGACGCGCGCATGGGTGCGACGACGGTGCCGCTGTCGCGTGCGCTGGCGGATCGCGTCGGCGTGTGGCGCTACGTCTCTCCGGTTCAGTGCGAGGCACACACGACATGATCCACCTCGTCACGAGCCGCAACCCGCTCAACGCCGACGCGTTCACGCGCGAATGGGTGCAGCACCGGCACGGCATCACGATCGCGGACATCGCGCCGGACTGGGCCGCGTCGCCTGAGACTCGCGTCACCCGCGACGGCGTGGAGATCCCGCGCGAGGACTGGACGCTGCCGATCCCGGATCAGTGCCGCGTCGAGGTGATCGAACGGCCGGGGTTCATCTTCGCGCTGTTCGGTGCGAGCGCCGTGGCGTGGGCCGCAGCGAACGCAGCGGCGGCGGCGGCGATCACGATCGTCGCATCGTTCGCGATCAACCTCGGCGTCTCCTATCTGCTCGGGGCGTTCCGCAAGCCGAAGAACCCGAGCGAGAACGACTCCGCGACGTACGGGTTCGGCGGCCTCACGAGCGTCCAGGACTCGAACGGCGCGGCGGTGCCGATCATCCTCGGCGAGCACCTGACCGGTGGCGTCGTGATCAACCGGTTCGAGCGCGTCTCGCAACTCGGCACCGAGCTGTGGACGTTGCTCCTGCTCAGCGAGGGCCGCATCCATTCGATCGGCGGCAAGGAAGTCGACGGCGGACCGTACACGAGCCAGGCGGGCGACCTGCCGACGGGGATGCTCATCAACGGGCAACCGGCCGAGGACTTCGATGAGGTCGAGGTCTACGTTCGCATGGGCTCCGTCAACCAGGACCCGATCCCCGGGTTCGCGAACGCGGAACAGATCCTCGACGTCGGGTTCGATCTCGAAGAGTCCGTCACGCCCGGCCCCGGTTCGGTCGAGCTGACGCCGAAGACGGGCGGATTCGACCCGACGGCGGACGCTGCCGACATCGCGCTGTGGGACACGCTGGAGTCGTACACGACCGACGTCGACGCGGACGAGTTCGGCGTGATCGTCGAGTTCCCGGCTGGCCTCTACACCACGTCCGGCGGCGGCATCGGCCCGAACACGGCGCAGTTCCAGATCCGCTACCGCGCGCTCGACGGCGGCGGTTCGCCGACCGGGAACTACGTCGTGATTCCGGCCGAGGCGCCGATCAGCGCGAGCGTCACGAACCCGCTGACGGTCGAGTTCCGGCACCCGTTCTACAGCGCGGCGAGCTACATCGTCGGCGGGCCGGGTGAGCGCATCACGTTCGACGGCATCAACGATCGCGCGGAGTGCACGTCCGTGTTCGGCTACCCGAGCCTGCCCGTGCCGTCGATGGCGTTCACCTGGGCCGGGTGGATCCAGTTCACCGGCACCTACCCGGCGACGAACACGACCGAGACCTACGTCGTCTCGGAGCAGTTCACGAGCAACAGCGGATGGAGGATGCTGTTGTTGCTGCGCAAGAACGGATTGAACTACGACGTGCGCGTGTCCGTGATCATGGGCACCGGAACGACGACGCTCACGCAAACGAGCACGATATCTCCGGCGATTGCTAACTCCGGCGCATGGATCAACGCGTGGCACTTCGTCACGTTCTCGTGGCAGAACTTCAGCACGTCCAACGGCAACTATAGGTTCTCGCACGATGGCGTGGTGTCGAACGGCGGATATAGCGGAGCTGGCATCGCGCCGATCTACGGCAGTTCGGCCGTGCTCTACTTCGGTGACAACCCGTCCGCGAGCGAGGCGCCGTTCAAAGGCCACATGGACGCGTGCAAAGGCTTCGGGGTGCAACTCTCCGCGGCACAGATCGCGCAGCAGTACAACAGCGGCGCGGGATTCAACGGCCTTGGCAACGAGCCTGACCTCATCTGGTCCTACGCGTTCGACGCGGACGTCGCGGGCGACACGCCGGACCAGTCCCCGAACGGCAACGACCTAACGCTCACGAACGGCGCGTCGATCAGCACGACCGACCTCGGCCTCGTCGAAGCGACGCCCTCCGGCACGATCACCCGCGGCAAGTACCGCATCGAAGTGCAACGCCTCGACGCGCAGAGCACAGGCCTGAACGAGAACGACGCGACGTGGGCGCGCGTGCGGCTCACGACGTTCGAGGACTTCGAGTATCCCGGCTGCGCGCTCATGGCGGTGCGCGTGCGCGCAGACGGGCAACTCTCGGGCGGTGCGCCTGAGTTCACGGTCCTGGTCAAAGGCATCCTCGCGTTCGTGTGGGACGGCGTGAGCCAGGACGCGCCGACCGGCACCTACCAGTGGAGCGCGAACCCGGCGTGGATCTCGCTGACGCTGCTCACCGACGACACCTGGGGACTCGCGGACTACTACAAGCTCACCGACATCGACCTCGCGCTGTGGAGCGACTGGGCCGCGTACTGCGACGAGTTCGTCGAGGACGGGCGCGAGTCGCGCGGCGGCGGTAGCACGGTGTCGTTCGCGTACTCCGCGCCGAACCTGACGATCACGATCACGAGCGTCACGGATTCGTGGCCGTCACACTGGGAAGTCGGCGACTCGATCATCATTCGCGACGCGACGAACGCGGTCTACAACCTCGTCGACGGGTACGCGGCCGTGATCACGTCGCTCGCGTGGGTCGCGGGCACGTCGACGCTGACGATCGTCGCGACGTGGCCGACCGGCCCGACCGCGCCCGGCGCTGGCCCGACCGCTGACGCGACGGCCGAGGTGATCGGCGCCGAGAAGCGGTTCCAGTACGACGGCGTTCTCGACCGGCGCGACGAGGACGCGTGGGAGACGATCCTGAACGTCATGGCGTCGGGGCGCGCGGCACCGCTGCGGCGCGGCTCGCGGCTGTCCGTGTTCGTCGATCGGCCCGCCGATCCGGTCGCCACGGTGTCGATGTCGAACATCGTGCAGGGCTCGTTCGCGAGCTCGTGGGTGAGCCAGCACGACCGGCCGAACCTCATCACGGCGGAGATCCTCGACCGCGACGACGGCTACCGGCGCGTGTCGGTCGAAGCCGAGCACCCGACGGCATCCGACCCGACGACGTTCTCCGCGTACCGGCGCCGCGCGATCGCGCTGGAGGGCATCACGCGCCAGAGCCAGGCGCTCCGGCACATCACGCACGAGCTGAACGTGCACCATGTCGTGCGGAGGCGAGTCGAGTGGGAGATGCCGTGGGACGGGCTCGCGATCGACGCGGGCGACGTGGTGCGGTTCACGCACGACCTGCCGGGCTGGGCTCCGTCTGGACTGTTCCGCGCGGGGTGCACGGTGAGCAACCTGTACCTCGACCGCGCCGTGACCGTCACCGGCACGTTCGGCATGACGTGGGTCCCGCGCGGCACGGGCACGGCGACCGAGTTCACCGACGCGAACCCGACCGGAGCCTACGCGGCCGGTGCGGTGATCGCGCTGACGACGCCGCTCAGTGCCGCGCCGAACGAGGGCGACGCGTGGATCCTCACGAGCGAGGTCCCCTACCAGCTCATGCGCGTCGTCGAGGCGCGCTTCGACCCGGACCGCATGACGCGCCGGTTCGTGGCGCTCCAGTACGACGCGGACGTGTACGACGACGGCTTCGCGGACTTCCTGAACGCGCCGTCGACGCTGCCGGTGCCGGGTTCGAAGACGGTCGCGCTGCTCACGAGCGCGCCGCCCGCGGTCACGAACCTGCGGGCCGAGACGCGCTCGCACGAGACGGCCGACGGCTCGCTCGCGACGTACGCGGTGCTGTCCTGGGACCCGGGCACAGATCAGGGCCAGGTCGTCGAGCGGCACGAGATCTACCTGTCCGACCGTGACGTGCGCGTGCCCATGAAGTGGCTCGACGTCAGCGGCCGGGAGCGGCGTGCGACGATCCCGATCGAAGGACTCGACCCGTCACGGTCCTGGCGCTGGCACGTTCGCACCGTTGGCGTCGGCGGCCGGACGAAGCGGCTGGAGTCGCACTCCGAGGTGGGCTGGATTGCGCCGACGCGCACCTCACCGCGACGGTCGACCGGCACCACGGCAGCGCGGCCCGCGGCGGACCAGCTCGACGGCGACCTGTACTACGACACGACGCTCGACCTGCTGTGTATCTGGGACGCGGGGCGGTCGGCGTGGTTGACGGTTGACCGGCAGAACATCCAGTTTGCGGCGCTCGGGGATATCACAGGCGCGCAGATACCGGTGAACGGCGAGACGCCAGCGCTCCGGTTCGCGTTCAACGTACGGATTCTTGGCTGGGATCTATATACCCACGTCAACTCGACGTGCACGGTCGAGATCAGGGATGGGTCGACGGCCTTCGACACGCTGTCCCTGTCGGCTTCTCGTACCAACTCCGAGGCCGCGCTGAACTACACTCTCACGGCCGGGAACGCCCTCGGCGTGCGCGTCACGTCGGGCACGGCTACGAACAGTTCGGTAGCGATCGTCCACTACTGCAAGGTGATCTGAACCATGAGATACCTGCTCGCACTGGTTGCACTGCTCGCGGTGGCGGGGTGCGGGTTGCTCGGCCACGCCGAACCATGGGAGCGCGCGGTTCTCGAAGATCCGGCCGCGACTCCCGAATCTCGACAGGAAGCTATCGCGTCGATCGAGTCGCGCACGGCCGACGGCATCGTGACCGCAACCGAGCCGTGGGTGCCTGCGCCGCTGAAGCCGCTCGTCGGCCCGCTCGTCGTGCTGGCAGTCGGGCTCGCGTTCAAGCGGTCACGCGAGCACATCCTCAACGCGACCAAGAACGTCGTCGTCGACATGCCCGCGAACCTGGCGCGTGCGGTCGGATTGAAGCACACGACGGACGACCCCGAGGAACTTGCGGCGCGAGCCGAGGCGCTGAGGTTGAAGCGAGGGATGGATCGCCCGTGAGCGACACCCCCCCGCCCGTCTCTCACGAGGCCATCATGCTGCGCATCGACATCCTCGACATCCGGCTCAAGGAGCACGTCGCGGTGTTCGAGCGGATGCGCGGCAGCATCTACGGCGACGACGACGGCAAGCCTGGCATCGACGAGCGCCTGCGCAACATCGAGCGCGACATCAGCCGCATCTCGTCAGCCTTCTCGAAGGTCGTGTGGCCCCTCGTCGGCACTGCGATGGTCGGAACGGCCACGCTCGTATGGGAGGCCTTCAGGGACAAGGTGTAGACTCCAACGACCGACGCCTTTGTGGGGGCATGGAACGCGACGGGAGGGTCGCCGCCACGAACGGCGGCCCGTTACTCTTTCAACACCATGGCACTCACCGACCTCACCATCGCGCAGCTCGTCCAAGTCACCGCGGCCGCAGCGTCCTACCGCGCCATGTTCGATCCGCCGAACGCGGACCTCGCGACGGCGGCCGATGCGCTCGCGGAAGCTGGCACGGACTACACCGAAGTGATGTGCGACGCCATCGACGCCGAAGTCGCGACGCGCGTCGTCACGGGCCGCACGCGCGAGACGACGCTCGACGCGGCGCTCTTGGCGTGCACCACGCTGCTCGTCGGCGAGATCCCGTAGACCCGCGCCTCACCGCTCGCGCGGGCACAGCTTCGACTCGCGCCACCGCTTGCCCATGTGAGCCGCGTCGGTCGAGTACAGCTCGCGGTGCCACTTCTGCAAGTACGCCAGGATCGCGCTCGGCGGCACGCTCGGGCCGGACTGCCACAGGACGTCGCACACGGCGACCGGCGTCGGTTCGATGTTGCGCGAGCGCATGTCGGCGGCGAGGGATTCGATGCGGGCGGAAAGGGTGGGGTGGAACTTCACCCGATCACCCCCCGCAACATCTCCGCGTTCGGCGCGTTGTCCGCCTTCGCGAAGTGCGCCGCGATATCCCCCGGCGACCCGTTGACGTGCGACAGCGCGCGCAGCGAGTCGAGCCCGATCCACGCGAGGCCGACGTCGCGGCACGCTTCGGCGAGCATCCCGAGTGCCCAACGCAGGTGCATCCCGTCGGAGTCGTCGGACGCGCGGGTGCCGTCGAGGAACACGCGGTAGGGCACGAGGTTGTCCGCGTCGCGCCAGACGAACAGCGTCGTGAACAGGATGGCCCGGTACGCGGCGACAGCGGCGGCGGGCTCGTCGTCGATCAGCGCCCCCGATCGGAGCGCCATCCTCAGCCCGTGCGCGAGCGCGTACCGCTGCCACGGCTGCGACACCGGAGCGTGCGGGATCGAGTGCGCGTCGGCGACGGCGGTCATCTTGTCGATGTGCGATGCGAAGAGCGTCTTCACGTTCGACGTGCCCGCGAGCGCGGCGACCTCGGCCGGGTAGTCGCGCCACGCTGCGTAGGCGCGGCCGTACTTGACCTCCTTGTGCGAGCCCGCGAAGACCGCGATCGACGACCCGTCGCCGACGCCTGCGACGAACGACCGGAGCCACGCCGCGGCGTCCACGGATTCGTTGAACATCACGTCGAGCGCGTTCGCGTGCGCCATCCACGCCTCCGCGCGACCGAGCGCGCCACCTTTCGTCTTGACCTCGGCCGGAGTCGTCTCCAGCCGCGCCATCGCCGCATCGAGCGCGAGCCCGTACTTCGCGAGCGGGTCGTTCCAGAGTGCCGCCATGATCTCGGCCGGGCCGAAGCGGGCGCTGCCGTGCTGCCAGTCGATCGAGCCGTGCGAGTTGCGGACGGTGCCGGGGTCGTCGGGCGCGTCGACGAACTTGGCCCGCAGCGGGTGCGTGCCCTTCGTCGCGAACAGCCGCGCGCCCGTGTTCATGTCGATCGAGAACCCGAGCCCCGCGTCGAACGCCACCGGCTCGCCGCCCGTCGTGAGGTACAGGCACCGGTCGGCCACGCCGATCCGCAGCGTCTCGAAGTACGCGAACACGGTCCACGGCAGCGCGGACGCGTCTCGTGTCAAAGGAGCGAACTCCTGCCCGCCCGTCTTCCCGCCGTAGGGCTGGCCCACGCTGTCCTGCCAGCCGCTCGGGATCTCCGTCGACGTGCCGTAGGCGAGCAGCTCGGGGAACTTCGACCGGCCGAACGCGGCGACCGTCACGGCCGTGGCCCGCTGCCGCGCCTGCTGCGTCACAGCGTCGCCCGGCTTCGTCCAGACCTCGCCCGACGGGTGCGGCGTCACGATGCGGCCGAGGTGATCCAGGGCGAGCGCGCGGCCCGCACCGGACTCGACCCAGCGTTCGGCAGCGGATCGCATCGCCTCAGGCACGAGCACCACGCGCATGTCGCGGCGGCGGCCTTGTTCGAGGGTGCCTGATTGGGAGTTCCGATCCGAGGGCGTCATGGAGACGACGGCCCAACCGGGGGGGGCGACGATCTCGAACGACGAGACCAGGCGCGCGCCCTGCGGGTTCAGGGTGTCGCCGTTGATCCAGGCGAGGGCGAGTTCGACCATCGGCAATCCGGGGTACGTGCGACCGAAGAACCGCAGCGCTGCTCCGAGCATCCGGCCCGGATGCGACACGCCGCCGGCGTCGTCGACGTGGCAGTGCCCGACCTCGCCGTTCGCGTGCACCTCGAAGTCGATCCCGCCCAGGATCTCGTCGGCCGGCGCCGGCGGGAGCGGTCCCGGCTCGCTGCGATACTCGACCGTGTACGCCTTCCCCGCCTCGACGACCGCGACGACCTCCGTCGACTCCGCCGTGCACCGCTCGCGCCACGTCGGCAGCGGCGCTCCGTCCTGATGGATCACGGGGACGAGGCCGGGGCGATTGGGGACGACGGCGATGAGCGGGGAGAAGGGGACGGGGATGGGGGCGTGGTGGAGGTGGATCATGGGTGTTCGGATGCTAGCGGGCTCACTGGCCCCGCGGCTTGTCGTCGACGCGCACGGCGCGCTTCGCCCATTGTCGCCAGTGGTGCATTGCGGCGCGGCGCTCTTCAACCCCGTCGCGGCTCGGGGTGCCGGTCACGAAGTCGACGGAGATCCCACGACCGCCGAAGTTCTGCCGTAAACCAACGACGATGCGCATGTCGTTCCCCGCGCGGGTACTGCGGTTCCACACGCTGCCGATCTCCGGCACCTCGCCCTTCTGCGGGAGCGTCACGCCCCACGCTCCTCGCCCTGCGGCGCCTTCACCGCGTCGCGGATCTCGCGCAGCACGCCCAACGTCTCCGCGTGCGCATGTCGGGACAGCACCGCGAAACGCTGGAAGCTCGCGGTGAGTTGATCGACGGGCGGCAGGTCGCTCTCGTCGAACGTCCGGCCCGAGAGTGTCACGCGCAAGGCGTCGCGGTCCGCTTCGAGTTCGCGGATGCGCTCGACGAGCAACGGCGTGTGCGCCGCGAGTTCGTTCGCGTCCCCGGTGCGCTTGTGGAAGCACCAATCAGCGAAGCGGCGCTCCAACGCCTCCAGGTCGAGCGGCTCGCGCGGGGTGGTGGGGGTGCTCATCGCTTCGGTTCCTCCAGCGCGGCGCGGGCGGCGTTGCCTCGGTCGTGCAATGCGAACGCAGGCCAGTGTGGCTCGTGAGCGTAGAACCGCAGCGCCTCCGCCAGCCTCTCGCACCGCGCCTGAGCGGCGGAGATCGCGGCGAGGTGGTCGGCGTGCTTCACGAACTCGCCGTAGTCGCACTCTTCGATCTCGCACTCGAACCCGACGGCTTCGTACCGCTTCACGTCGCTCATTGGCCCGAGCCTCCCTTCGCGCTGCGGGCGGCTGCTGTGAACGTCGCGGCGATTCTGAACGCGGCGTCAATGTCCTGCTCGCGGAAGCTCTCCATGCGCGCCAGTTCGCGGCTCGCGTGCTCGATCTTGACGCGCATCCAGTAGTCCGGCTGCGCCTCGCTCGCCTCGACGGGGGCGGCGGGTGCAACCGACGGCGCAGAGGCGAGGCGGGGCCGTTCGATCGCCTGCAACACGTCCTCCGTGTCGGGATCGTTGAGGATCTCGCCGTTCACGTCCCGAGCGTGCAAGTTGAGCGAGTCGCACAGGTCACGCCACCGGGCCTCCAGCTCCGCGACGCGCGTGCGCAGGGTGGCGATTGTGTCCGTGTCGCTCTCGTGCATGGCGCGCATGATCTCCAGCGCGTTGTCGTGATCGCGGCGCTCCACGAGGTCCGGCAGCGCGGCGCGTGCCGATTCCACGACATCCGTCTCAGCGCGCATCGGGCCGATCGCGAACACCAAACGCTCCAGGTGTTCGCGCATCAGCCACTCGTTCTTCGTCTCGTTCGTCATGTCTCGTCTCGGTGCGCTCACGGCGCGGTGTGTGTCGTCGTTCGGTTCGCGCAGGGCCGATCGCCCCACGCGACGAGTATCTGGCGAATCAGCGCGTTGCGGCTCTCACCCACGCGCGCGGCTTCGGCGTCGATCATGTCGCACACCCACTCGGGCACGGCCACGGCGTCGATGCGCACGCGGTCCAGCTTCGGGCGGGTGTGAGCGGGTTCGTCGGCGCTCATTGGGGCGTATCCAGTAGCCGCTGCGTCGCTGCGTCAAGCAACTTTCAAACTGCGGCAAGCTCGGCCATCACAGCTTCGGCTCGCTTGACAACGCACATGCCATTCGGTGTGCCAAGAACAGACGCAATCGAATCGACTGCACGCGTCGCACGAGTTGAGTATTCCTCCCGTACGGTGCGCACCTTGGCGCGGACTTCCTTCTCTGTGTAGACGCGCTCGGGCTTCTTCATCGGCCGTTCCTCGTCGTCAGCGCATCATGCGTCGCGAGCAGCCAGCGGCGAACCAACACGAGCGGGCTCGGCTCCGCTTCGGTGTACCGCTTGGGTTTCATGCCAAGCGCCTCGTTCACGCTCGACAGCAGCACGGCGACGGTGCGGTGGTCGCAGTCGGAAAGGTCGAGTTCGTCCAGTCGCGGGATCACGGACTCGGATCCGGCGCGGACGGCGGCGAGGTCGGCGAGGCGGGCGTCGTCGTTGGTGGTGAAAGTGGTGCTCATCGCGTCACGCCCTCCCGGAGAGCCTTCGCGATGTCCGCAGCCGCGAGAAGTTCTGCATCTGTCGATGCCGCATCCGGCGCCCACGAGAACAGTGTGACCGGCTTACCACGGTCGCCGCCGTCATAGCAGATCATCTCGCACGGCGTGCGGAGATCGGCTCGCACCGCGGCCTCGAATGTGCGCATCGCCTCGGATATCCGGGTGCCGTGCGCTAAGGCATGCGCGCCGGAGCCTTTTTCGATCACGTACTTGTCGTTCTTCATGGTGGGTCAGATCAGGAACGGCACGGCGACGAGCAGCGCGAAGAACGCCGCGGAGAGGATCGCTTCGCGCCAGGTCGCGCAGCGGGAGGTGGGGTGGGTGTTCATCGGGTAAGGCGTCCGAGGTGTGCGTCCCACCGGCGCCCGAGCACTACGGCCGGGTCCATGTTCGCGGCCGGGTGCACCGCGCTGTAGAACGTGAAGATGAACACGGCGCGGGACATGCGGGCGTCGATCGCGGCGCGCATGGATTCGAGGGCTTCGATGGTTCGGTACATGGTTGGTGTCGGTTCGTCGCGTCCGGGCTCTCCGTCGCGACCCAGGTACTATCGACAATCCGCGCCCGATCCGGTGCGGAAAAGCGCGAAAAAGCGCCGACCCGTCCTAACCTCCGGATTTACCACAGGTTCCATCCTCTCCCGGACGGCGTTGGACGGGTCGGCGCGGGGCTTCACTGGCTCGCCGTCTCCGCGCGCTCGCGCATCGCCTCCACTGCGCGGGTGATCGCGCCGAGGTCGCTCAGGACGGCGGCCCAATCGGGCGTCTCGGCCTTCAAGGACTCGCCCAGGATGCGGACGTTCGCGGCGAGCGCGACTTGTTGGTGACGGAGGAGGCGTTGGGTCGGGGTGGGTTTCATGTCAGAGCCAGGACTGCCGCAACCGCGGCGATGATGAGCGCCACCGCGACGATGCGGCGGCGTGTGCGTTGGAGGCGGCGACCGCGGGCGACATGAGCGCGGCGGGTGATGCGGCGCTCTTGTGCGCGACGCACGGCGGAAAGAAACGGGATGGTTCCGATGTAGTGCGCCGCCAATGAGAACCGTTCCGTGTGCTCCTGTTCCATGAAGCCAACCATCAGCCCCGCTCCCGCGCCTGCAACTTCCCGCCGCACACCGTGCACCGCACGAGCCCCGCCGCCCTGTTCGCGTCGTGTTCGTCGTCGAACTGCCCCGCGTCCTGTTCCTCGCCCCATTGCGGGCAGTCGTCGTCACCGACTTGCGCGTAGCAGCGGAACTCGAACACAGGGCGCAGGTCGTCGAAGTCGCCCGCGTCGTCACGGCCCCAGATGTCGTTCGGCATGTCCACACCTTGACGCACCGCGCCGGAGCCGTCAACATGAAACCGCACTTTCCCGCTACTTTCCTCCGCGCGACCTGCTACCCTTCGCCTCCATGACCAAACGACACAACCCCTTCGGCACCGCATCGGACGCCACGCGAGCACTTCGCGTCGGACGTCCCGCCTCGTCGCCGACCGTTCCGACGCGGCGCGTCTTCCTGCCCGGACTCGCGGCGGCTCGCATCGCGTCCGGCTTCTCGATTCAGATGCTCTCCGATGCCGTCGTCGAGTGCGACGGGCCGCGCATCGCGCTCACGACGTTGCGCAAGTGGGAGGACCGATCCAACTCGGCGCCGGCCGAAGTCGTGCGGTTCCTCGCGGCTGCGCTGCGGACGACGCAGAAGGGGCTCCTCTCGTGATCGAACGCCCCGACCGCGTGAACTGGTCCACGCTCAAGGCGATCCAGACCAGCCCCCGCCACTACCGGCACCTCCTCGCGAACCCGCGCGCCGACACCGATGCGTTCAAGCTCGGGCGCGCGGTGCACTGCGCGGTGTACGAGCCGCAGCACTTCCATTCGCGCTACGTCGTCGAGCCTCGCTTCAACCGTGCGATGAACGACGACACCGCGATCGCGAAGGGCTACGAGGGCGGCAAGCAAGCCGCCGCGCTCTGGGTCGCAGACGTCGCCGCTCGCGCCGTTGGCAACTCGCACCCGCCCGAGATCATCCCGGCGG